TATCTATTCAAAAATATTTATAATATACTTCACAACCTATTCATAAATGGATATTTAAAAATATCCTTTTTTTTGTTGATTTTTTTATGTGAATATGTTAATATATAGTGCATGAAAGGAGGTATATTATGAATAGACAAGCAAAAATAAGTAAAGATGTTAAACATCAAGGAATTGGAGGAAAAATAATTGAAATTGAAAAAGAAATATCGCTTGATTATTTATTAGATAGAAACTTAAATGAAATGACAATTGCAGAATATAATTTTGTCAAAAGACGTATGGATTTATTTACAAATAATGATGAATGTAATAACATCAAAATTTATTATGGGCATGTTGGCTCATTTGGTTATTTTGTATGTGAAGATGAAATTGAAATGATAAAAAAGGAAGTGGAGTAAATGAACGAAGCAGATAAATTAATAAAATACAAAGAAGATATGATAAAAAACATAAAAATTGCGTTAGATTTTGCATTGCAAAAAACTAATGAAATAGAATTAGGAGATAAAGAAATGAGCTTTATTATATATTGTGATAATAGAGATAGAGTAGTTAGAAGTGCAAAAAATGATATAGCATTGAAAGATTTTTTTTAAAGGAGGATAAATAATATGAAGAAAAAAATAGAAGGTTTATTATTATTTGTTTTAGCAATAATGTTTCTAATTATGGGAAATAAATTTCCACAAAATTGGATAAATTTTGTTATATTTTTAAGTTTAGCTGATTTGTTTTTAAATTGTGAATGGGAGGATAAATAATATGAAATTTGAAACAGCGATTCAATTGTTAAGAGAGTTTTATTATGAAAAGAATGGAAAAGAGGATACAATTGAATTTTTAGAATTTATTTTAAGAAAATTGAAAGAGAGTGATGAAAAATGAAAAAAAAAGATTTAATTGCTAAAATGTTAAATGCACAAATTACAGGGGAAAATTTTGTTGATCAACCACTTGATAAATATATTTATGCAAGTTTAAGTCAACCACCGATTGAAATAATAGATAAAAATAATAGTGATGATGAGCTTGATTATACAGTAAAATGTCCAAATTGTGGAAGTTATGTAAATTATGGACACGAAACATATATGTTAAGTGGGCATATATATTGTAGTAATAAAGGTTGTCGAGAAAGTTTAGTTGTTAAATTGGAGGAAAAAAGAAATGCAGAAGATAAGTAAAAAATATTATTATAGTAAATATGGAGAAAGAAAAATAAATTGTTATACTGTAAATATTTCAAAAGATACATTGCAAAGGGCAAATATAAAAGAAACAGATAATCTTGATGTAAGAGCAGAAAAGGATAGAATAATTATTGAAAAAATAAAATAAACAAAAATAAAGGGGGGGGAGAAAGTTGAATAAAAAAAAAGAACATTATTATTTTGATATGACGAAAGAAACATATAATTATGTTACTAATGGTATTTTATTGAAAGAAAGCAAGAAAGAAAAAACAATTTTAGATATGTGTATAGAAGGAAAAACAATAAAAGAAATATCTAATAAAACAGGTTATAGTACGTCAACAATATCAAATAGAAAAAGGGAAATTTATAAAAAAATCATGAATTTTTTTTAAACAAGAAGATTGTAATAATTTGTAATTATTTGTAATTATTTGTAATAATTTGTAATAGTCATTTTTAGAAGATATTTTATAATAAGTGCCACGAAGAAAAAATTGATATATTTTTGATAATTTTTATATGTTTTTTTGATATAAAATTGATAGTGAGTGGTGATTATGAAGAAAGAGTTATCTGTTAAGCAAATATTTGATGATTTTATTAATAAAACGATAATAAATGATTTAGAAAAGCAAGTTTTAATAAAGTATATAAAAAATGAAAGCATAGTAAAAATAGCAGAGGATTTATCAATAAGTACAGCAAGTGTTTCAAGAATAATAGCTGAAATAAAAGATAAATATAATAATTATAAAAAATTAGAAATAGCAAAATTAATGTTGTTACAATAAGAAAAAATGATATAAACGTGATATTTTATATTGTTTTTTTTATGCAATAATTAAAATGAAAGGAGATATTTAAGAATTAAAAAGTCTTTAGATAATATCTCTTTTCATTTGTTTAGGAGTGAAAAAATGGATAAAAGTATAGAAGAAAGATTAAAAGAAATTTTAGGTGTAGAAGATTGGGGAGGATTAACAATTATTATAAATGGTACACCAACAATTAATGTTTATTTAGGAAGTGAAGATGATGTATAACAATCCATATAATATATATAATCAACAAGCTAATTTGGACAGAATAAACGCACAAATGGCAGAATTGGAAAAAATGAAACAACAGTTGCAACAACCACCACAACAACAAAATCCAACTAATTTGACACAAAATTTTCAACTTGCACCTACAAGTCGTGAAACAATGAAATATGCTAATTCAATTGATGAAGTACAAAAAGATATTGTTATAGGAGATACACCATATTTTAGCAGGGATATGTCAATTTTATGGATTAAAAATACTAAAGGTGATATCAAGGCTTATGAATTAAGTGAAATTATACCTAAAGATGAAAAAGACATACAAATAGAATTATTACAAAGTCAAATAAATGAATTGAGAAAAGAGATGAGAAATAATGAACCAACTATTACAAATGATAATGCAACAGAAATTACAACAAATTCCTCAGAATATGATGAAACAATTGGAGAGTCAGTTAAAAAGAACAAATCCACAAGCATTCAAAGAATATCAGCAAGCAAGAAAAAATAATGATGATCCGAATGAATATTTAAACAAAGTTATAAATAATTTTAGCCCAGAACAAAGGCAACAATGGGATATGATGGTGGGGCAATTTAATAAAACTAGTTAGATACCTTATAGGAGGGTATTTTGCTAGGTAAAATATCTTCCTATAAGGAACCTAGCACCTTAAATAAAAAATAGGAAGGAGGAAAAAAATGAATGGAAACTCGGGAATAGTCCCAACAGTAGATTTGGCTACTAACAACAACACATATCCATATCCAGTTATGTATGGAAATGGTGGATTTGGAGGGAACGGTGGTTTCTTAGGTGGCGAAGGAATTTGGGCATTTTTGCTATTTGCTTTAATCTTTGGTAACGGAGGTTGGGGTAATGGCAATGGTGGTTTCTTTGGTGGAAACAGTTTTGACAATGGTTATGCTTGGTTAAGCAACGGACAAAAAGAAATTATGAATAACACTAACAACGGATTTGATACACTACATTTAAGTAATCAAATTGAGGGTGTTAGAGATGGTGTTTATGGTTTATCTAATCAAATGTGTAACAGTACAAGTGATATAGTTAGTGCTGTAAATAATGGATTTAGTAATGCTGAAATATCTGCAAATTCAAGACAAATTGCAAATATGAACCAAGCATTTAATAATCAAATAGCAGATTTACAAGCATTTAATAATCTTGGAAGCCAATTAGCAAATTGTTGCTGTGAAAACAGATTAGGTATAGCTAATTTAAACAGTACTATTTTAGCCGAAAACTGTGCTGATAGAGCAGCATTAGCTGATAGTTTAAAAGACGTGTTAATTAATCAAACAGCCAACACTCAAAAAATATTAGATACACTTTGTCAAGATAAGATAGACGCTAAAAATGAAAAAATCTTAGATTTACAAAGACAATTAGACATGGCTGATTTAAAAGCAAGCCAAACAGCACAAAATGCGTTTATAGCACAAGGATTAAATAATGAAGTTGACGCATTATATAATCGTTTAGCTAATTGCCCTGTGCCTAGTACACCAGTTTATGGACGTACCCCTATATTCACTTGCAACAATAATGGTTGCGGATGTGGATATAATACAACAAGTCAATTTATTTAATAGCATGAGTTGAATACAACTAGCTCGATTACGAGAACTTGCTAATTTAACGGTATTTAATGCCGTTTAACGGAGAATAGGCAAGTCCTATTCTTTATTTTTAGATATGTTAAGAATATGTAAATATGTAAATTTTAAAAGCGAAAGGAGAAAAGATGAAATGATAGAAACTATATTGAATGAACCTCTTGCACTGCCAAGCAATGCAAGTCCAATTACTTTTGATGAAACAGATATTAGAACTAGATGTGCAACTTGTAATTGTAATGGATGGTTAGATTATTCAAATGGCAATCCTAACTTTAAGATATTTGGGAATGGTTATACAGGTTATTATGATGTAGAATTTAGTGCTTCTGTAAGTTCGGCAACTGCTGGGGTTGTGGCAATAGGGTTATTTCAAGATGGCGTATTAATTCCAGATACAGTTAGAGCAGTTACAATTGCAGCGGCTGATGATTATGAAACAGTTTCTTTTGATAAAAAGTTAAGAGTTTGTCCTAGAGGCACAACAAATTTATCAGTGCAGTCAGTTCCAAGTGTACCAACACCAACAACGCCGGCAACACCAATAGCAACTACACAAGCAATTATAACTAATGCAACATTTAGCATTTCAAGACTTAATAGATAATGAAAAACAATGTAATAGATAATTTAAGTTTAATTTTACAAGTGTTAAGTTTAGAAGTATTATTTAAAGATTGTACTAATAATACAATTATGGAAGAATTGCAAACACAAGATGAAAAATATTTTAAAAAAATAATACAACAAAATGAACAAATAATCCAATTACTTCAAGAAAGGAAGTGATAAAATGGAAGATAGAGTAATTGAAAAAACAGAAGAAAGTATAAAAAAAATAATGGACGAAGGAATAAATACTAATAATTTAGATCACTTATATAAATTAAGTAAAATAAAACATTATGCAAAGGAGGATAAAGAAATGAATTATGGAAACTATGGTGGGAGACGTGCTGGCTATGACACATATGGACGTGGGGATTATAGAGGATATGATAACTATGGCAGAGATGATTATGGTAGACGTGGTTATGATATGAGATATAGAGGACACGACCATTTAGATAGAATGTATGATGATTATGGCAGATATATGGAAAATCGTAATAGATATGGTGCTGGTGAAGAAACAGATAAATCTTTTCATTACATGGTAAAAGCACTTGAAGATTTTGTTAAGGTTTTGCATGAAGAGGCAGATACACCACAACAAAAACAAATGTTAAATGAAACATTACAAAGAAGTATGAGATAGTATGAAATATTATTTTTATAATGCTAATAGTCATAATAATTTTATAGATGACTGCTTCCCTAGGGCATATTCAATAGTAATGGATATAACATGGAAAGAAGCATATAAAGAATTATGTAAAAGTGCAATGGAACAAGGGCAAATGATGGACAATGCTATTTTTGTGAGAAAGTTTTTAGATAATAAATTTAAAAGGGTTCCATATATTGAAACATATATAGGTGAATTTGCGGAGAACCACCCTGTTGGCAAATATTTAATAACTACTAATAATCATATAACAGCTTGTATAAATGGCTATGTCATAGACACTTGGGATTGTACTAATAAAAAGATTGAATATGTGTGGAAAATATTATAATTTTATGATATAATTAAATTGCTATTCCACATATAGCGTAACTTATGAGCTTTATTCATAATATACTACTATAAAGAGGTGTGTTTTACACATCTTTTTATTTATGATATAATGTTTATAGAGGAGTACCACAACTGCTCCTCTAATACTTTGTTGTGGGAGGTATTTTATTATGATAATAAAAATTTGTAAAAAATGTAATCAAGAAAAAACAATAGATAATTTTAGAAAAAGTTATGATAACAAAAACAATGTTTATTATAGAGGGTCTTGTAAGGAATGTGAGAAAAAATACTCTCAAAATTATCGTTTAAAAAACAAAGAAAAAGTAAAACAAATAAATAAAAAATGGAGAGATAATAATAAAGAAAAAAAGAAAATTGCAAATACAAATTATATAAGTAATAATAGAGATAAATATAACGAGTATATGAGAAATTATAAAAAACATAAAATTCAAAAAGACAAATTGTACAAATTAAAAATATATATGCGTGAAATTATAAGAAAAGCATTTAAAAGAAAGAATTATAAAGAAAATAGCAAAACTGAAAAAATCATAGGATTAAAAAATGAAGAATTTAGAAAATATTTACTACAAACATTTGAAAATAATTATGGGTATAAATGGAATGGTATTGGAAAAGCCAATATAGACCATATAATACCTTTATCTGCTGCAAAAAATGAAGAAGAAATAATAAAATTGTGTCATTATACAAATTTGCAGTTGTTAAAAGAAAAAGATAATATTAGAAAAAGAGATATAATAAATTGGAATATAAATGAAAAGGAGTAATTTTATGAAAATTGCTATGTATTATACACGACCTTTTGAAACTGGTGGTGTAGAGAAAACTATGTATGCAAGAGGGAAATATTTAAAAGAACAAGGACACGAAATAACATATATAATTGCAAGTAAAGATAGCCCGTTGGATATGTTAGAAAAATGGGCAACAGTTGGGGATGTTAAGCATGTTGATATATGCAAAGATGAAATGTTTGATTGGGTAATATATGATGCGGTTTATAATTTAAGAAAAGTAAAAGTAAGAAAAAATAATTATATACAAGTGATAAATGGTTGTTTAATTGATAGCAACGAAGATTATGAAGAAATTATACCTTTTAAAAAATATGTTGCTGTAAGTGAAGAAGCTAAAAAACAATTCAAAGAAAGAAAAGGAAAAGAATGTGAAATTATACCGAATATTATTGATGCTGAAGAAATAAAAGAATTAGCAAACGAAGAAGTTGATATACCTAAAAAGAAACATAATTTTTTAATAGTTAGTAGGATAGACGCACAAAAAGGATTTAACAGATTGAAACCTGTTTTAGATGAATGTGAAAAAAAATATGGTAAAGATTATCAATTCGTAGTTGTTGGTAGTTGTTATTTATATCCAAAGTATAGTGAAAAATTAAAATTAGAATTAAAAGATTATAATATTATTTGGTTAGGTAAACAAGATAACCCATATAAATACATGGCATGGGCTGATAGTTTATGGCAATTAAGTGATTATGAGAGTCAATGCATGGTTATGTATGAAAGCAAAATTTTAGGTACACCATGTGTTTGCACGGACTTCCCAAATGCTATTAAAGAACTTTCTGATGGAACAGGATATATATTAAAAAAAGATTTATCTAATTTAGATTTAGATAAAATAGAACAATTGCAAAAAGGTTTTAATTATATTTATCCGAATTATGCTAAAAAATGGCTTGATATAATTACTATCCCTGAAAAAAAAGAATATAAATTTAGTATAATAATACCAAATTATAACAATGGCAAATGGCTTGAAAAATGTTTGAATAGTGTTTTAAATCAAACATATAAGAATTATGAAATTATATTTGTTGATGATATGAGTACAGATAATTCATTGGAAATAGCAGAAAAATTATTAAAAGAACATAAAATTATAAAAGCCCCATATAAAAAATATAATGGTGGTGCTAGAAATGTTGGTATTATGGAGGCAACAGGAAATTATATTGTTTGTTTAGATAGTGATGATTGGTTAAAAAAAGATACAACTTTACAAGAAATAAACGACAATTTAGATGATGAAGATGTTATGTTTTTAGGTTTTGATTTACATAAAGACGGAACAGAGGGATTATATCCTTTTACACCGAATTATGAAAACTTGTATCAAGCTTTTATAAATGACGTTTGTGCTGTTTGGACAAAAGTTATAAAAACAGAACTATTAAAAGATACTTTGTTCCCTGAAAGTACACTAGCAGAGGATAGAGTACATCATTATAGAATTTGTGAAAAAGCAAAAACTTTTACATGTTTAAATAAATCAACTCATGTTTGGAACAGAAGCAACACAACAAGTGTTACAACTAAACGTGAAGAATTATGGGAAATGAGTATATACAAACATTTAGGAGAAATGTATTATTTTATTGCAACAACAAAAAATGAAAAATATAAAAAATGGGTGCAAATGAAATTTGATAAACAATGGGATGAACTTTCAAAAAGGAGATACCAACAAATATGAAGTATGTTATAATGGCGGCAGGGAATGGGAAAAGGTGGAATAATTATTTAGGTGTTCCAAAACATTTAATAAAAATAAATAATGAAACTTTGCTTGAAAGAACAACAAGATTGTTAAAAGAAAATGATGTTTATGATTTTGTTATTACAGGAAGTGATGAAAGATATTCACAATATGGAGAATTAATACCACAAACAAAAAATGATTGTGAAATTGATAGATTTGAAGAAAGTATAATTAATGATGAAGTATGTTATTTATATGGAGATGTTTATTATACTGAAAAAGCAATAAAAATTATAACAAATACAAAAACAAAAGACATTGTTTTCTTTGGAAGTGAAGATGAAATATTTGCTGTTAAAATAAAAAATATTAATTTATTTTTAAAGCATAAAAGAAAAGTAAAAGAACTTTTTCTAGAAAATAAAATAAACAGATGTATAGGTTGGGAAATTTATAGAAGTATTAATAATATTCCGTTTGATGAACATATAATTAATAAAAAATATGTTAAAATATTAGATGGAACAGATGATATTGATTATCCTGAAGATTATGAAAAATTTAAATCAAAATGGGAGGTGAAAAAATGAAAAATTACATTGTAAAAACTATTAAAAATTTTAATGATATGCAAGAAAAAACAGAAATGGGAACAGATACACCAAGAAAAGTTGGAGATGTGTTTAATTGCACAAAAGATAGATATTTATATTTAAAAGAACATAATGCTGTTGAACTTGTTGGCATTGAAAAAGCAGAAGAAAAAAAAGAAAATAAAACAACTAAAAAAACAACTAAAAAGAAAAAAGCAAGTGAAAAATAATCTTGTTTTTTTTATTTATTTGCATTTCAAAAAAAATATGCTATAATGTATTTGTAAAGTTGAACGCAACAACAATAAAAAAGCGGATAAGTCTAACTTAATGACTATAAAGAAAAGGAGAAAATGTTATGGAAGATAACAAAGACGTTGTAAAAACGGAAGAAACAGTAGAGAAAGAAACTACTCAAAAAACTTATACAGAACAAGATATTCAAAATTCATTCAATGCTGGTGTAAAAAAAGCAAATAGCGAATGGCAAAAAGATGAAAAATATAAAGAATTTCTTGACTGGAAAAAAAATAGTCAAAATGATAGTGAAAAAATTAACGAATTGCAAAATTCTGTAAATTCTTTGACAAAGGAAAATGCGTTATTAAAAGCAACAAATGAAGTTGCTAAGAGTGATGTAAAACCCGAGTTTTTGAAATTTGTAACAAGTGAAGTTATGGCAATGGTTGATGACACTACCGATTTTGAAACAGCACTTAAAAATTTTAAAAAAGACAACAATCAATATTTTGGAGAAGTTGTTATAAAAAAAGTGCAAAGTTCGCCAACTTTAAATGGTGGAGCAAAAGAAACGACTACAAATGATATTATGAATAATATTTTGCGTAGTGGAAGAAATTAGAAAAAGGAGTGATTAAACAATGGCAGGAATTGTCAGAAATGATGTTGATGCTCTAATTGAAACTCAAGTTGCTAATGAAATATTTGAGGGAACAATTAGACAATCAAAGGCTTTATCAATGTTTAGACGTTTACCAAACGCAACAAGTGATAAAACTAAATTAAGAATATTAGATAGTTTACCAATAGCATATTTTGTTGACGAAACAACAAACAATGGTAGAAAAAATATTACTAAAATGGCATGGGATAAGAAATTTATCAATATTGCTGAATTAGCAGTAATAGTTCCTATAAAGGAAAATTTATTAAATGACTCATCAATTGATATTTGGGCTGAAGTAAGACCAAGAATTGAGGAAGCATTTGCTAGAAAAATAGACAATGCAATGTTCTTTGGTGTAAATAAACCAACAGATTGGAGAGCTGGACTTGTTCCATCAGTAACAGCAATTGGTGCTGAAGTTGATGAAACTGGGCATTTATACAGTGATATAAATGATGTTATGACTAAAGTTGAAGAAAGTGGTTATAATGTTAATGGCATCTTAGGTGGAGTTGGATTAAAAGGAAAATTCCGTATGATGACTGATACAACTGGACAACCATTAAATACAACTGAAATTGGTTCTGTAAGAAGAGAATTTATGGATAATGGTGTTTGGGATAAGACTAAATCAAGTTTAATTGCCGGTGATTTTTCACAAGCAGTATATTCTATAAGACAAGACATAACTTATAAATTATTAGATCAAGCTGTTATTCAAGACCCAAGTGATGGTTCTATTATGTATAACCTAGCACAAGAAGATATGGTTGCTCTTCGTGTAGTTATGCGTCTTGGATGGGAGATACCAAACCCAGTAAATGCAGAAAACGAAACAGCAACTAGGTTCCCATTTGCAAGTTTAAAACCAGAAGGAACTGTAAGTTTATAATAAAGGAGGGCATTTATGACTTTTGAAGGACAATACCTAACGTATGCAGAATATCAAAGTTTGGGTGGTTCTGCAATTGGCGAAATGCCTTTTAATCTATTAGAATTTGAAGCACGAAATCAAATTGATTTAAGAACACATAATAGATTAGTTAATGAGACAACAATACCACAAAAAGTTAAAATATGTGATTTTCACTTGATTGAAAAAATAAAAGGTTATATAGACGCAACCAATAGTATAGGTGGCAATATAGCAAGTGAAAATACCGATGGTTATTTAGTTAGTTATATTACTGCTGATAAAATCAAAGACCTTATTGTATCTAAAAATGCTGAATTAGAAGATATTATAATGAGCGATTTGTATGGGGTTGTTGTTAATAACGAACATATTATATACAATGGTGGTGTGTAATGATTACTAATTCTAAATTAACAATTTATCATAAAAGTGGATTAGACGTTTCAACACATTTTGAAAAATGGACTAGATATAATTATGATAATGTGTGGTTTTTTGGTGGAAAGGGTGCTGGAATAAATAAAGGATATGACAATGCAAATGATGTGCAAATACGAATACCTTATGAAAAAAATAATGGTTTGAATGTGAACAATTTTGCAATTGGTGATATTATTGTTCAAGGCAAGCTTGAAACTGATATAACTACGCAAGATGATTTGTTAAGTTATCAAATATATAATATAACTAGCATTAATGATAATAATTTTGGTAATAATCAACATATACATTTAGGAGGCAAGTAATATGGAAATAAAAATGTTTCCAGCAAGTAAAATAAAACAACGCTTAGGATTGGAACACGGGGGCGTAGTTCAAAAGTTTTTTACAAACACTTGTTATAAACATATGGATAAATATGTTCCTAAAGATGAGGGTAATTTAAGAATTATTGTTTCTATGGACATAAATGGAAATAAAATAACATATCAATCTCCATATGCTAGGTATCAATATCATGGTATGAGAGAAGATGGAACGCATGTTGTTAAAAATTATACAACACCGGGAACCGGGCCATATTGGGATAAACGTATGTGGAGTGCTGAAAAAGATAAAGTCATAAGAGAAACACAAAAATATTTAAGAGGTAAATTATGAATGTTGAAGATTTAAGAATATCAAAATTAAGAAAATATTTATTTGATGTTATAAATAATTTAACGTCAAATAGAAATTATCAAATTAATGCTAATATGTTAAGTAATAATATAGATGATTACTCACTTGATAAAATACCAGTTGAAAAAGAAGTTGAAACATGGATAATTGGGTGTGTTATACACAGAGACGTTTATTCGTTTAGAAGTCGTAAATCTTATTCACAAGATACTATTGTTAATCTTAAAAATGTAGGTTTTTTTGAACAATTTGAGGATGCAATTAAAACTAATAATGACAAAGGCATATTGCCTGATATAGATAATATAGAAAGTATTGAATGTTTAAATTGTGCAACAATGAATAGTGCCGATGGCAAGCAAGCCGAATTTGATATTCAAATACAAATAACATATAGAGATGACAACGAAAAAGAAATTGTAAGTTTATAAAAAAGGAGGAAAAGATAAATGGCTAATTATGTTCCAAATGGAATTGAAAAAATTAATAGAAGTCAGTTTTTAACTTATTTGAATACAACACCAAGTGCATTATCTCCAAAATGGGATGTATTAGGTGTCGGAATCACTGATTATGGAATTGCTTTCAACCCACAAGTTGATACAGAAAAATGGATAATAGAAGACAACGCCAGAAACGACCATTCATCTAATCAAAAACAAGGAAGTGTAACGCAAAGATGTTACAAAGGAGACCCAGTATTTGAATTTGTAAGTGCTGGAAGAGACCAATTAAATTATAAAACACAAGTTCTTGATATAGATAGATGGAATGGTACAGGGACTACATATCCAGCTAAAATGAATGATGTAATTATAACTGTTACAAGTTATATGGGCGAAAATGCCGAGATTGAATACGATATTTATTATGATGGTGATAGTGTTGATGGAACGGTTACATTTGATGGCAATACTCCAACATTTACACCAACGACTAGCTTATAAGAAACCTTAAAGGGCGAGGCGAAAATAATCGCCAAGTCCTTTTTTAAATATTTTAGAAAAAGAAAGGAGATTATAACATGACAGAGAATGTTATAAAGTTAAAAAAAAGTAATAGTTTAAAATTAGGAATACAAGATGAAAATGGAAAAGATACAGGGGAATATTTAGAGTTTTTTCTTGATGATATAGAATTGCCTTTGAGATATCAGGAATTATTAGAAAAGGATAAAAAAAATAAAGAAAATTTAAGAAATCAATTGCTTATAATTGATAAAAGAGAAGATGTAAAAGGCAAAAAATTAATGAGTAAAAACGAAGAGGATAAAATAAGAGCTTTAAATAACTTTTTTATGAAAGAAGTTGAAGTTTATAATATGTTTTTAGGAGCAAGAGGTGTAGAAAAGTTATTGAATGGTAGAAAGTTTACATGGACTACTTTACAAGAAATAGATGAAATAATTGAAAAACAAATAACTCCTTATGTTGATGTAAAAATGGAAGACATCACAAAGCAAGTGAAAGAAAAATATAGCCAAGCAATTAAAAGAAATAAAGAAAAAATAGAAGTGATAGAATAATGAATTGTATTAGAAAAATACAAGTTGATGATACTATTTATGAGGCAAATACTGATTTTAGAATTGCAATTGAATGCAACAGAATAGCGACAGATGAAAATATAGGCGATTTTGAACGAGTTTTGGGTATTCTTTGTACTGTATTTGGTGAAAAAGGTATAGATATACCAGAACACTATGAAAGGTTGCTAAAATGGGTTAAAAAATGGCTTTCCTGTGATAAAGAAATTATTGATACACATGAAAAACCAGATATGGATTATATTGAAGATTATGATTATATTGTTGCGTCGTTTCAATCAGATTATGGAATTAATCTTGATAATGAAACAATGGACTGGCAAAGATTTAATACTTTAATGAATGGATTATCCAATAGTGAATTTGGTAATTGTTGTGTATTAAATAGAATTAGAAATTTGCGAAATTATGATGTTTCAAAAATTAAAGATAGTAAGGAAAGACAAAAAATGGCAAAAGCTAAAGAAAGTGTTGCATTGAAAAAATATAAAAAGGAAAATCATTTAACAAAGGAACAAGAAGAAAGTATGGAAAGATTAAACAAGATACTTGGCTTGTAGAAAGGAGATGATTTTATGGATGGTTATATAACAATTGGAACTGTGGTTGATACTTCGGATTTAGACAGAGCAATTAAAGAATTAGAAACAAAATCTAAAAGAACAGAAAAAGATACGTCAATAAAAGCAAAAGCAGAAATTGATACAAAGCAAGCTGAAAAAGGATTAGATAATTTAGAAAAAAAAGCAGATAAAACGAGCAATAATGTGTCAGCTAAGTTAAGTAAAGGTTTTATGGTTGGAATGTCGGCTTTAAATGCAGTAGCACAAAAAGTTGTAAATTTAATTTCAAGCACAATGGATGAAGCAATTGCAAGAACAGATGTTATGAATAACTATACAAAAGTTATGGGGAATTTAGGAATTAATGCAGATGAAGCAAGTACTTCATTAGATAGAATGAGTGACGCTTTGTTAGGACTTCCAACGACATTAGACCAAGGAGCATTAGCAGTTCAAAGATTTACAAGTGCAAATGGAGATATAAAAACTAGTACAGAAATGTTTTTAGCTTTAAATAATGCAATTTTAGCTGGTGGAGCTGCAACTAATATTCAAAGTATGGCATTAGAACAAATGAGCCAAGCCTATGCAAAAGGTAAGCCTGATATGATGGAATGGAGAAGTATAATGACAGCTATGCCGGCACAATTAAAACAAATATCAATTGCGATGGGATATGCGAGTGCTGCCGATTTAGGAGAAGCTTTAAGAAAAGGCGACGAAAGCATGAATAATTTTATGGCTACTATTATTAAATTAAACAAAAAAGGAGCAAACGGATTTAAAAGCCTTGACGAACAAGCAAGAAACGCAACAGGAGGTATTAGAACTTCATTAACTAATTTAAAAACAACGATGGCGAGAGCAATGGCAGAAATAATGGATACAATAGGGCAAAAAAATATTGCAGGGTTCTTTGATACTATTAAAAATGCAATTATAGCTTTAATACCATATATATCAGCATTTGTTAAAAGTTTAATTGTAGCAGTTAATACGGTTGGAAAAGTCATTGGGACAATTTCAAGTGCAATAAATTCTTTGTTTGGTGGTGAGACAACTAAAAAAGCAAACAAGACAAAAAATGAAATTGAAGACGCTGACACATCAATGGGAAATTTAAAAACTAACGCAATTGGAGCAAGTGGTGGAATAGATGACGCAACAGCTTCGGCAAAAAAACTTAATAAAGAATTAGGAAATTTGCAAGGTTTTGATGAAATGAATATTTTACAAGATAATAAAAGCACAGGAGAAACAACTGGTGGTACAGCAGAAGGTGTTGAGATACCAGCTCTTGAAAATATTGGAAATATTGATACTAGTGGAATTGATAAAGTAAAGAAAAAAATTGAGGAATTAACGCCGGCAGCACAAGTATTTGCAGCTGCAGTTTGGGGTATAGGAGCTGCGTTTGCAGCATGGAAACTTGGGAAAGTATTAGAAGGTTTAGGACTTATTGAAGCAGCTTTTTCTGGTAGTGTCATTGCTGGGATAGGATTAATCGTTGGAGGAATTGCACTTGCAATTTTTGGAATAATAAATTATTTAAAAGATCCAACGTGGCAGAATTTTCTTATTATACTTGGTGGGATTGCAGCAATAGCAGTTGGTATTGGTTTAATATTTGGAGCAATTCCAGCATTAATTGCAGCAATTATTGGTGTTGTAATTGCGGTAGCTCTTGCAATATATAAACATTGGGACGAAGTTAAAGAAGCTCTTGGAAAAGTTGGAAATTGGATAAAAGAAAATATTATAAATCCTGTAGTTGATTTCTTTACTGGTTTGTGGGAAAAAATTAAAGAAATATTTTCACCGGTTGTTGAATTTTTTGGAAATATTTTTTCAACAATAATTTATAATATTCAAACAATAATTAATAATATAATTCAAATAGTTAGTTTTTTATGGAATGGCATTAAAGCAATATTAACACCAATTTTTACATGGATTTGGAATAATATTTTAAAACCTATAATAGACAAAATAACACAAATAATAAATAATATAAAAACTGCTTTTACTGTTCTCGTATCAGCAATAAAAACTATATTTACACCAATAGTTAATTTCTTTAAAGGAATAATAGATAGTATTTGGAAATTGCTAAAAAGTATTGGTACAACAGTGGGTTCTGTAATTGGGGCAGCGTTTAAAGGAGTCGTAAATGGAGTTTTATCTGCAATTGAAGGAATTTTAAATGCTCCAATAAGAGGAATTAATTCTTTAATTGATGTTATTAATAAAGTTCCGGGTATAGATTTAGGTAGGCTAAAAACATTTAATTTACCAAGACTTGCAAAAGGTGGTATTGTTAATTTACCGGGAAGAGGAGTTCCAATTGGTGGAGCATTAGCCGGAGAAGTTTCACAGGAAGGTGTAATTCCACTAACAGACAGTCAACAAATGCAGTTGTTAGGTGAAGCAATTGGAAGATATATAACAGTAAACGCAAGTATAACAAATACAATGAATGGAAGGGTAATAAGCAGAGAATTGCAAAAAATAAACAACGAGAATGACTTTGCTTTTAATAAATAAATTGATATAATATATATAAGGGATAGATGAGAGTAATTAACTCATTGAAAAGATAAAATTAGCCTATCTTCCCTTGATTTATAATAGGCTAATAGGAGGCTAATATGAAAGAAATTTGGAAAGATGTATCTAATTATGAAGGATTATATCAAGTAAGTAATTTAGGTAGGATAAAAAGTTTAGAAAGAAAAATAAATAGAAAACATAGCACAACAATGCTATTAAAAGAAAAAATTTTAAAGCAACAAAATATGAATGGTTATAAATTTGTAAGATTAAGCAAAAATAATATAATAAAACAACATTTTGTTCATAGACTGGTTGCTATCGCATTTATTAAAAATCCAAATAATTATAATGAAGTTAATCATAAAGATGAAAAGACTAACAATAATTACGTTTATAATCTTGAATGGTGTACTCATAAATATAATATGAATTATGGAACTATAAATCAAAGAAGGTCAAAAACAGAAACAAAAACTAAAAAAAATGGAAAAAAAATAATTCAATATGATATAAATAATGTTTTTATAAAAAAATGGAATAATCAATTAGAAATACAAAAACAATTAAAAATAGCACAACCACATATTAGTAATTGTTGTAAAGGAAAAAGGAAAACAGCTGGCGGATATATTTGGAAATATGAAAAGGAGGTTTGATAAATGTGTTTATTGA